ATTGGTACTTTTTCCAAGTACCAAATAAGGACACATTTGTCCAGATATGATACGAAGTTATTCGGCGATTACAGGAAGTTCACAGCAACGACAGCTAGGATGTGTGTCCATAATATCGTCCACATCATGGATCGAACCATTCTCAGATAGACATTCTTCGCAGGCGTCCGGTTGGGCCAACCATTCCCATTGACCGATACCAAAACGTTTGTAGTTTTCCAGCGAGGCGGCCCTGAACACATTTAACTGCTCGGTTCTCGCAATTCGCAAAACCTTCCATCCGAGAACATCTGCATCCTTTGCCATTAGACGAGCGGTTTCACGAGGGCCAATCCCCATGGCAGTAGATCTAATCAAGGTATCGGTAATCTTGCCAATCACATCCGGGTAGTTTTTCATCAGCATATCATAGAGAGAAGACCCATCCTGGCAACGGCCAATCATATTTAGGATGGCCTGGACCGGCAGGGACCGGGAAACCCAGTCCACACCTGCCAATGCTGGAGCCCAACCCAAGGCGGCGAATGCCTTTTGCTCATTGCTGATTATAGCAACAGCGTCATTGGCAAAAATTTCTACCAGGCGATTAGCCTGCGCCAGTAACGCTTGATATTCGGCAGACCGACCCACTTGATAGGGGGTGATCAGGCCGGCCTTCGCCAGCCGTTCAATTTCCGCAGCCAGTCCATCCTGAACTATCTGCCATTTATCAGCCAAATAGACCATCTCCGCGGCCTCGCGTTGATCCATAAGACCGCGTACTGTCTTCAGGTATTGTTCAGCCAGTTGGCGGTAACTGTCCGGCATTGAAAGCCTTCGCAATTGTGGCAGTCGAAGCCGCATTTTCAGCTGCACGACCAGACACAGCCTCATCGATCACATCTTGGGCAAACCCCGCCAGTTTCATACCACTTGTCAAAGGTAAACCGGCAGCTGTATAGGCTTGAAGAGCTGTTGCCCGATCTGCATCGCTTAATGGGAAGACCGACCTATCCTGGATGGTGTGATCAAAGTCGCCAGCGTCATAAGAACCAATCCCCGTAAAGATATCGGCAATCGAACCCAGGGTCAGAGCGTGTTTATCCGCCTTGACTAGGGCCGCCTCGAAGTTGGAGCGTGTTTCCAGCACCTTATCCACCGCATCCCCAAGCAACATGCTCAACGCCACACCGGATATCGTGCCTGCGTTTTGCAGGTCGAAATAACGCAGTTCTGGAAGATCGTGTTGGATTTCCAGCATCATGTCTTGTAAGATAGCCAGGGCGTCCGCATAATGAATGTCAGGCACCAGGGCACTCAGCGTAGAAGTGCCAGGAAGGCTCAGGATCGTGTCATCTTCGATGGTAAGGGTATTTGACCCTCCGCTAACTTTTGGAGGCGGTAGGGGTTTCCCCTGGGCGTCGTTGGCGTTTGCTTGGGCAACCCACAACGCTTTGTTGTAACGAAACAGCATTTCATGCAGGCGGGTCGCCATCCGATTGGCTTCATCGATTTTATCCAGGGCATGGGTGAAGCAACCTATTCCCCAATCTTCCCCAACGTCGATAAATTTGGCATGGGCGAAGGGTAGGAAGTCTATCCCAAGAGATTCGAGAGTGCCCTGCGATACCGGGTTACCAAGATAACGTTCGTCTTCCTCTTGGCCTCGTTTATGCAGGTATGTAGTAAAGCCATCAACCGTCCAGATTTCTGTGTGAGTTTTGTCATCGGACTGCACATCCAATCTTATATATATCAGGTTGCCCATCTCGTCTTCCTCATAGTCCATGACGTAACGAGGGGGGAAATACTGTTGGTGAACGGAAGTCTTGTCAGCGCTCACCGAGGTTTTGATGAACATATCCCCATAAAGAGCAAATTGGCGGACAATCATACTCTTCTTGCTGAAGAAATTCGACCAAAGCCAAATCTGTTTGATAGGGTCGATAATTGCATCGTTGGGGGCCACGATAGGAAGCGATGTGCCTGGTTCCAGTTTGCTTACATAAAATTCAACCACACGGTGGGCGCAATCCCGCAGTGGTTTCATTGCCTCATCCCAGATACCCAGATAATAGTCAGCGCCTATCTGCGGATTATAAAGTCCGTTCTGATTAAAGTAAGCATCCAATTGATTGTAGAAGGCCATCCTATTTTTAAGATTGCCTTGCATCATCGGAGATTGATGAAGTTGGAAAAAGGATAATAATGTGCTTGGAATTGAAAGTAAATTGGTCATTGATGACTCCTTGCTTTATGGCCGTCGCTAAGAAGGTTTTCAAGGTATAAAATTAATTGACTAAAACTATCAGCCTGATCTAGCTGAGGGGCGCCAGGAACCGAGAATAACTCTTCCTCAGCATCTATCAGCCACGGATATTGTACTCCAGGCCAGGGTAGTAATATGCAATCGAGTGAGCACCAAACGGCGGCCTGCGACCATCTGGTGGGTTTATCCACTCTTGGATTAAAACCCTTCAACACCTTGGCGATATTGCCTGAAAGTTTCAACGTCTGCAAAGCACCTATGCCGCTTGACTTATCCTCGATGATAATCCCGCGCAATTTGCCATCATAAGTCTGATAGCGGTCATGCAGGTTCTGGATAGCACTGACCAGCATTGGAAATTCCAACCTGGCCCGACCTATCTCAATGATTGCTAACCTATAATCCGGTAAAAGGTCGCCCACCGTCCAGGCGGTATAAGCGGCATCCGCTTCCTCAGAAGAGGCGGTATCAAGACTGATATAACGCCCAACGCCTCCTATGAGGTCTTCAGGCAAAAATCGGTTCTTACCATCCCACCATTCCCGCTTGAATATAGATCCTGAGGGCTGTACCATGTTGCCCTGATAGATGGTTTCGAACACTTGTGGAGGCGTAGTTCGTTGCAGCTCTAATACCGCTTCCAGTCCAAGATGAAAAGGCCATAATACCCGCCCTTCATGCAGCTTGACCAGCCTGTTCATTGTGGTTCTCCCAACATCTGGCCTATGAAATTATCAGGATAATATAATTCCGCATAACAAGGCCCGTCCTGTAGTAAAGAAGTCTTACAGATAACCCAACCTTCGCCGGCCTGACGAATGTCAGAATATAAATCTGAACAGTTCCAAGCCGTGCCAATCAAGATGACCCGACCACCTGATTTTAGCCGGGACAAGAATGAGTTGTGGAACCATTCCTTGACGAACTTTCTCATCCCTGTCGTTCGGGATAAGTTGTAATCGATCAAATCATCTCCCACCAGCAAGTCAGCCCGGCTGCCAACAATAGCCTGGCCCGTACCATAACCTCTCATGGATGGATGTAAGCGTCCCTGAGTAGCAATGCCATTCCGAGCGATGCTCCATTCCGCCTGTTCCTGTTTCATGCCTTCAGCCGCCCTTATATCAGGGAATAAACTTTTCCATGTTTCGCTCTCTACCAGGCTGCGAATGGTCATCGAACGCTTCATCGCAGTCTCAGCGTCAATTGAGCCAATAATGTTATTGCTCTCGGGATGGAAGGCGATATTGCAGGCCATGAAGGCCAATGACCAGGTAGTTTTGGCAGATTCGGGAGGCCCGATTATCAGGAGTCGCTTTATCTCAGGATTGCACATCAGTTGCAACCATAGCCAATGATGAGCAGCCGGATAGATCGGGATACCTTTGTCGTCGCTCAAAAGCAAGGCGGCAAAGGCAGCCACGGCCTTGGGGGTCAATAACCCGATGGCCTTATCCCGGCGGGTCGTCTCCATCAGAGCTTGCTGCAGGCGACTTACTTGTAAGATCTGTCGCCGCCTTTGCAAGTCCGGTGAGATATTGTTGTAAAGCGTCATCAGATAAGTTCTCCAAATCTGGACCAATGGCTTCCCTGATCGGGCCGCCTTCTACACCAGTTGTTTCAACTCTGGTGGAATATCCACGGTTCTTGCCTCTTGTTTTCAGTACTTGGATGGCAATTTTAGCGTTACCCTTCTTGATTGCTTTATAAACCGTGTTTTCAGCGTCATCCAGGAATTGTTCACCTGCCGTCACAAAGGCGTTTCTAATCTGCTTAGACTTAGAAGATCGTGCGTAGATCGCCTGATAACTAACACCAAGAGATTTAGCCACCAATGTGGGAAAGGGACCTATCTCTAATATTTTATTGACTATTGTCTCAACCGAAAGTTTTATCCTTTTACCAGTCATAAATGCACCTTGAATAAAGCCTCCATAACTCCCACGGCTACCACGCCAATAGAATTGATCCAGTTATGAACTATGCTTTGAGCGCGCAACTTCTCAATCTCAATCTCGTCGGTCTTCAGGCGTTCTAGCATAGAACCTGAACAAATCTCTTCTATCACAATTTTATTTTCTATGGTTGAAAGTCGAATTTCTGATCTTTCCCAACGTTGGAGAAGAATTTTTACGTTCTCGTCTACTCGTATCAATGTGTCGTGATCAATGTTTTCCATAATGCCTCGATGATTAATTTACTTCATCTAAGAACATCGAGCTGCCCACCTTCACGGTGGA